ATCATATCCGTAATAGGTTGGGTTGGTGGCATCCATAATGTAATTAAATCGTAGACATACTCCGTATCCCTAAGAATACGAGCAAGACGGGCTTGCTGCAATGCAAGCTCTTTACTTAAACCTTTCTTTTTGTATGTATTTAATACAGTTTGCCATGCATCATGAGGTTTAAAATTTTTAACAGGTATTAATTTTTCTGCTGTTTTAGGTCCAACACCAGGACAACCACTGTAATTATCTACAGCATCTCCAATTAATACTTGACGATAAAAATATAAATCAGCTTCTTCTTTACTAATCTCATAAATGTCGCCATCATTACTTAAATGTGCTCCTGGTATTTGATTTAAATCTTTATCTCCTGACCAAATAACAACATCTTTATCTGTATGCTTAGTAGCTAAAATACCAAGTACATCATCCGCTTCTAATTTATACCAGCATTCAGATTCATATTCTACCTCTGCAATTGTTCTTGCCCTTTTAAAACCAACAGGCTTTATTCTATGTTTAGTTTCTCTACGATTTCCTTTATATGTTGGATCTATTGTTTTACGAAAATTATCTGATGCTGTCCAACATAAAGTTGTACGCTTTGCATCTACTTGTTTTTGTTTACTTTCTATTAAACTATGTAACACATATTTAACTTCTTTCAATGGTAGATGTGTAGTTATTACATCAGGTTCCCATTCTATTTCTGTTTCACATGAAGTAACAGCCTGATATAAAAGCATATCTGCATCTATTAATAACCAAGTCATAATAATTTTGCAACTACTACAGGTTAGTAGTTCTAATTAAATAATTGTAAGCCTTTAGGACACCTTCTATATTGTCACCTAACTTACCTATACCTAAATTACAATTAGTACAAATCCATCCTCTTTCTTTTAAAGTTTCGTGGTCATGATCCCAAGTTAATTTTTTATCTGTTTTACCACAACAAGCACAAGCTACTCCTATCTCAGGAGCTTTTCTATTTTTCTTTAATTTATAATATTGATGCATATAAATACTTTGACAATCTCTACATTCAGGTCTTTTCCAACTTCCGTTTGAAGGGAAATCAGTTAATGGTTTTTCTTTCTTGCAAACTTTACAAATTTTAATGACACTCTCCCCAATTGTTTCCTATCTTGTATTCACTTTCAATAGGTATTCTCATCTTATATTTTTGACCAGCAAGTAATGAAGCATTAGTTGCAATCTCAGCTAATTGTTGTGCATAAGGTTCTCTAACTGCAAATTGAATTTCATCATGAACGTGTACTAAAAAGGACCAATCTTGCCCGTAGACAAGACCAGCCCTTAAAAGTTCTTCATAGCAAATGTTGTACCATGCTTTACTAATGATCGCACCCATAGATTGTAAGCAAAAATTTAATGCAGAATGAGGAGATCGTATCTTGATCGGTCTTCCATCCAATCCTTTAATTTTCCCCTCTGTCTCTGCTTTTGCTGTTATCCTTTTAGTAAGTTCTGCTAAAGCTGGCATATTTTTATAATATTTTTGCTTTAGTTTTTTACCGTTTTGCCCAGTTATCTTACCTAATTTTTCCGCACCAGCTCCATAAATTAGCCCGTAGAAAAAAGTTTTAGCAAGATCTCTGGAAGCTAAACCAGCAGCTATCTGGTTTGCTTTATGGATGTCTCCCTCAATGACTTCTTTGGCAAACTTACCTCCATCAAATGGCTGTAATACATGAGATAAACATCTCGCTTCAATTCCAGAGAGATCCACGCCAACCTGCTTGGTGAGAACTATACCAGGGTTCTCTTTATTTACACGCCTCATAGAGGTGTACATTTTTGGTAAGACATCAGGTCCAAACAGAGTTCGGCACTCCGTACCCAAGAAAGACCTGACGGCAGGTACTTGAGCCATATTTGGGCTGACATGGGCTGCTCTCATTGTGGCACAACCGCAAGTAATCACGTTTCCGTGTATGCGATCCGACTCAACTAATTTCAACCAAGCATTTGTGCCAGTGCTTAGTTGGCTAAGTCTTTTTTGAAGAGTAAGTAAAGATAAAAAACCTTTAGCTCCAGGTATTTTCTTAAGAACAGTTTCATCAATTTTAGGTTTCCCCGTGTTGGTGAAAACATCTGCATCCCAGCTCAGATGGTTCTTTAAAACCCAAGCTATATGATCCCTTGAATTAGGATTCAATGGACTCAAACGACACATAGTGGCTAAAGCTACATATCCTTTGGAGGAATCATTGCGTTTAGGAGTGAAAAGACCTCCATTAACATAAGGAAAACTTTGACGTAATTCTTTGTCAATGTCCTTCAGTTGCGAAACAATCTTTGCTTCCAATTCCATTGCCCCTTTACAATCAAAATGAAATCCAGACTGTTCCTGTAATGAAATAAGACTTGCAAATCTCATTTCAAGATCAACAGCAGAAGGGGCTGCGTTAACCTTGGGTTGCAACCGTAGCCAGAGCATAGCAGTAACATCGACATCTGATGTACATCTTTCAGCTAATTCAGGTGTAAATTGTAAGAAATCTTCAAGATCAGCGTGTTTTTTATGAAACCCTAACCTATATCCATATGCTTCAAGTTTATGTTTGCCATATAATTTCAATGGCATATCTTTCCATTTCTTTTTATAATCAATATCTAATATGTCAGGATAAAACATCCTAGCCAATATTAACGTGTCAATAATTTTACCTTTAGGTTTAAATTCTGGATATATATGCTGTATACAAGGTATGTCATATTGAATTATATTGTGTCCAATTAATACATCAGCTTCTTCTAATATTTTTAACCAATTTTTTGTATAGACCTGGGTAGATCTACTATCATTAATTCCACAACAATGTATTTTACTAACGTCTTTAATTTTTAAAGCATCAGTTTCAATATCAAATACTATTGTCGAAATAGAATCTGAGTTTGTTTGATTCACAGTAGTCCAAGAAGTCTTGGAGTTTGTCGTTGTTAAGGGAGTGGTAAGAGTCATTATTTTTAAAAAAGGATTGTAAGGGTCGTGTAGCTTGTTGACTTGTAGCTAATGCGTTTAACTTTTTTGAGTTAACACGTTTTATATGTACATCAAAAGTCGGGTACAACATCACCATTTAATTCCTCCACACTTTGTTCAAGCATTCTACCTGTGTGCTCATCATAGTTTACCTTCCCCGTAATACCCGTCCAACCAGTAAAGCGGTTCTTGAGGGTACGGACGACAGTTCCTTCTCCACTTTCTGTATCCTGTTGGTCACGTTCCAAACCGATACAAATGTCACTAAGGCAAGCGATAGCTGAAGAACCCCTAATCCCACTAAGACTCGTTTGTTGTCCATCTTCATAACCTTTATTTCCTTGAGGTCGCCTCAAGTGTGACACAAGAATCATAGAACATCCAGTTTCTTCTACTAGTGATCTTAATTTTGTAACACATCTATCTATTGCTTTTCTCTCGTCAGACTCATCCAAACCCGATACGAGTATTGATAAGTGATCGAAAATAATGAACCTGCAACCCATGCTAACAACAAGGTGGCGTATACGATTAAGCATGGTATTAACATCAAGAGAGCCAAAATGGTCGTAAAGATATAACCTCCCAGACCCAAGGGTTTTACTAAATGCAGTTTTGATTTCTTCATCGGTAATGTCTCCACGGTGGATGTGTATAGGATAGTTGAGATTGATACTAATAAATCTTTGAGCTGTGCGTCTGTTATTTTCCTCAAGGGCGATAACTCCAACGGTTTGCCCTTGGCGTACCAATAAGTCATACGCAATTTCATTAACAAAAGTTGATTTGCCAATACCTGTTCCTGAACACACTAACACTAGCTCACCTAGTCGGATTCCTTTTAATTTGTCATTTAAAAAAGAATAAGGGTATTCATAAGAGTGTACTTCAGGATCTTCTAAAACTTTATCAAGTAGTTTAGAAGCGTTAACAATTCCATCAGGCTCATACTCTACAGCGTCATATACCATTCTCATGATGGCTTTGTTATCGTTAGCTGTTAATGCTTCACTAGCATCCTTGTAGCCTTCTATTGTACCTATCTTGCCTCTACGAGGTGGTAACAATTGTATATCTTTTTGAGCAGCTTTCTTACCATGCTCATCATTGTCATAACACAAGATAATTGTTTCAAATGAAAGCACCCAGGGTAACTGTGCCTTTAATGTTTTGTTACCTGATTCAACACCATTTGGTAACGACACACAAGCCCAAGATCTATTTCTTGCTTCTGCATATGACAATGCATCATACTCTCCTTCAAAAATTACAAGAAGTTTACCTCCACTTCCCCATTTCTCTTGTCCAAGAAACCTTGAATCAGGATTAGATCCTTGCATTAAGAATTGTTTGTTTGGTTTTCTTATCTTGTAACCAGTTAATCTTCTTTGGTTATCGTAGATAGCCCAATAGTATGCAGGTTCTCCACCATGCATTCCTTTTTGGTATCCAAAAAATTTACAAGTATCAACGCCTATACTACGACTTTTAATAGGCACATAATTACCTATAACAGGTTCTATTTCTTTTGTTGATGTAGTCATTGGTTCGGAAAGAGTAGATGAAATGTATGTGTTGCAGCCAGGAGTGAAGCACCAGCCATGCCCATCCTCATATACTGCTAAATTATTTTTTGAGCCACATTTAGGACAAGGCTGGTGAATTACAGACAATTAAAAACCTCCAAAGATTAAAGTCCTTGGAGGTTTGGTAACCCTTTCCCTTACCAATCGAACTATAACATAGTCAACCAGGTTTTAGGTAAGTTTGGACCCTCCGTCCAAGGAATGTTGTGTTTCTCACACCAGGTAGCATATGTCATGCGACCTTTACTAGTTAATTTTCGATGTGCCTTTTGAAAGACCATGCGAATATCAACTTCAGGATGTTGCTCCTTAAATAATTTAATGAGCCTTCTATCTTCTGCATCAAAATAGCCTTTTACTTCTAAAACTATTCCATTTGGAAGTACAAAATCTGGTGTATAACTTCTGGGAATTAATATGTCGTATTTACTTTTTTCATACAACCAATTAACTCCCAGTTTAGTCATATCCTGTGCCACCTTAGATTCAAATCCAGACCTGAAACCATCAACAGTGCGTTTACCGTATTTATGGAATCGTCTGGGCATAATCTAAAAGTCAGGATCAGGGATCTCACACTCCGCAACACTAGCAGGTTTCTGTACGTTTGGCTTGGATTGTTTAAATCCTTCTGTAACTTGAAACTCTTCGTCTAAGTTAAGATCGCCAGCATCAGTACTATCATCAAGCGTTACCGCTTTGATAACTTGTATTGCTTGTGGTCTTATTCTCATACCACCTTTAGGACTTCTTGGTGAATATCCCATAAGCAATGTAGATACATTTACCTCAGTGCCTTCCTTTAACACCAATCCTTTATCAACAGGTGTAAGCTCACCATCGACAACAGGAAATGGAAATTCCTCATACTTGGGTTTAGCAGTAAGTCTTACAGTAATCGTACCGTCATCATTCTGTATCCAAGGCTCATCATAAAAACCTTTCTTGCCAGTTTGATCCCTGTACCAATCACATAGACCTTCATACTTCTCCTGTAATTCATTCAGAAGTTTATCCACATCTTTCCTGACGGTTACCTTGATGCGAAAGTCACTAGGTTCTCCTTGATACTTTGGTGTATCAAAAAAACTAGGTACAAATCCAGTTAATGTTCCACTGAATTTTAGTTTTGTTCTTGCCATAATCTTTTTTGAAAGGACAAATGCATATTAATAAAAGACAACAAATAAGTAACTGTTAATAGGACAGTAATATAACTGTCCTTAAAAAGAGATGTTGTTACTGTTCTGTTAATGCCACACTATACTTATAATGTATATATACTTATTACTATGACTCCTGAAGCAGAACGTTTTAATGGTTGGGCAGCTATGCTAGGCTTTGTAGCAGCAGTAGGTGCTTACTACACAACTGGACAGATTATTCCTGGAATCTTTTAATGACTAAATCTTCAAATATAACAACAGAACAAGGTGGTAGACAGAATATGTTTCCATCAGAAACTAAACCTTATGTAGATAAAACTGTCTCATACGTTAGCTATCCTGAGAATGCTGAGAAAGTAAACGGTAGATGGGCTATGATTGGGTTTATAGCATTGTTTGGTGCTTATGTTTTCACTGGACAAATCATTCCTGGTATC